GAACACCTCGAGCAGTTGTTCCAACCTCACGGGCTCACCTCTTCGATCCACAGCGCCAGCGTCCCCGCGTCCCGCTCATCCATCCACACGCCGGGAACGCCGTTCACCGTCGCCCGGGTCAGGCTCGGCAGGACGGGACGCGCCGCCCTTTCCCCCAAGCTGCCCGATGAGCACGCCGACAGGATCGTCAGCAACGCGAGCACGGAAAAGACGGCGGCGAACCACGGCCAGACCTTCCCGCAGCCATGCCGCCCACCTGAGCAGCGCGGCGAGCAGTTCAGCCCCGGCCACATCATTTCCCCGTATTGCCGGGAACGGCGTTCCTGGCCTTCCCGAAGTTCCCGCCGAATTTTGCGGTCACGGCGTAGATGATCTTGTAGGTGGCGGAACTGGATTCAGTCGGCGGGGCCATGAGCGTCTGCGCCAGAGCACACACGGCGATGCAGGCCGCTACGATAAACCCCGCCCAGTTTTCACCCACAAACTGGGCAAGCGCGTTGAAAAATTGGGTTTCCATCAAACAGCCTCCGGGTCATAGGTTCGGGTAAGCCAGCCGTCGAGGAAGCAGCGCTGCGTCTCGTTTCCGGCCGCAAGGTTGATATAGTGCATGGCCTGCGCCCCGTTCAGGGCGTGGACCAGCACGGCCTGCGTGGTGCGCTTTTCGATGAGCACGCGCAGGGCGGCGCGGGTGAGCGTCCCGAGCGCGCCGTCCTCTTTCAGGTCATGGAACAGGCGCGTCCCCGTCTTCCGGTTGTAGTTAAAGGCGTTGCAGATCCGTTGCAGGTAGCGCGTGTGCCCGCCCTGCCCCAGGTTGACGACCTGCTCATAGATTTCGTTCGCCAGGTCTTGCGGCATGTCGTCAGAGTCCAGCCCGAGCGAATGGAACAGCCCGCGGTAGAACGCCGTCACCTGTTCGAGGAGCCCGGGGATCTGGCGCAGGTGCCGGGTAAAGGCGGCGCTGCCCTGACGGAACGAGGGGTGATCCTTTTCGGCGTCAACCAGCTTCCAGAGCGCGAGATCGGGGTGGCACCCGCGGGCGATGCCGCACAGGGTTTCCCCGCCGCGATCAGCCGGATGGTTGCCGTAGCCGCCTTCCCATACCGCCACCGGAGCGTGCGCCGTGGAGAAATCAGCCATTGCCGTTCCTCCCCTGAGCCGCCCCGAATGAAGACGAATGTATGGCATGGGTATGCGGGGGCATCTCAGAAAGGGAAAGCGTGGGGATCGCATGGGTATGCGCCTGCGTTCCGTCCGGAGACGGCGATGGGCCGCCCTGCGGTTCCTGCTCGCCTTCGGGCCCTTCATGATCAAACAGTTCCGCCGCCGTCTTCAAATGCCAGGCGACCATCCGCAGCATAGCGGCCGCGCCGGGGCGATCCTCTTCAAGCCCCGCAGCCACGTCTTTAATCGCAAGGGCTCCGTCATAGACGGCCATAACCGGATCAAAGGGCTCGCTTGTGGTCAGCATGTCCTGTTCCATTACAGTTCCTCCGTTTCTTCGGGCTTAAGGTAGGGGGTTCCGTTGATGCGCACAAAATCCGGGCTCGTCACGATGTAGGGGATGGTGGTGATATGCTTTTCCCCGCCCTTGCCGTCGACGTCGAGGAGCTTCGAGACTTTCAGCTTGCAGCCGAACGCCTCCACCTTCATCTCCGCGCCGTCCCCGGTGGAGCCGTAAAACAGGAGGTCGAACTCCGGGAGGCCGCGGAAGGAACCCGCGTTGCGCGCAGCCTCCGAAAGGATCTTCACGTTCTCGCCGTCCAGCTCGATCTCGCCGCTGGCGGAAACCTCGCCGTCGACCCATCCGTTGGGGACGCCGCCCGTCTTGGCCACTTCCGATCCGTCTTCGATGTCGAGGGAGGCTTTCTCAATGTGGAGCTTGAGGTCGCCGAGCGTGACGTCGAAACTTTTGCCGCTGAGTCTCTGCATGGTTCACCTATGCCGCGTAGTTGTTGAGATCGAGGAAAAGATTGCAGGTGATCTTTTTCGGGCAGTTGTAGGGCCGGACCGCCATGTACAGCTCGACGCTGGTACGGGAGGGCCAGCTCACCGTTATGTCGCCGTCTTCGGGCGGGTAAATCTCGCCGGGGAAGGTCTGCCCGAGGATGGTCACGGAGCGGGACATTTCCCGCAGGGGCCGCATGAAATACGTCTTGTTCTGCGCAACGCTGGCGGGCGTGGAATTGAAGCGGCGATCCGCGATGCGGGCCACGGCCAGCGGATAGACGCGCCGCATGGCCTTCATGATCACGCGCACGTTTTCGATGACCTGAAAATCCCCGCCGTTCACGTCCAGCACGTTGCCGTCCGCCCAATACATGCCCTCATAGTCGGGGTACCACTGAGGAACTGAGAACCGCGCCTTGTCGAGGCCTTCAAGGACGCTCATGTCGAGCCGCCGCCCGGACTTGTCGACCGGGCGTTCCGTCCAGGAGCCCACAAGAGCCCCGGTTGCAACGCGCATCGGGGAATCCGCAACGGTCACGGCGGCATTGCACAGGCGGCCCATGAGCGTCCCGAGCTCCGTCCCCCAGATCGTCGGCGTGACGAGGCAGGCGTCCGCGGCCACATCCGCGGTCAGAGGCTTGATCGCCGTGGCGTACTCCTCCCAACTCTGGGAATCGGCGTCGAACGCCGGGGCACGCCCGGCGAACCACACGGGCCGCATGTATTTGGCCATGATCCGCTCGCTCTTGGCTTGCATGGCTTCAATGTCGGAAACGGCGGAAAGGGGCTCCGTCAGAACGACGCCCTCGACCTTGGCCAGCTCCATAGCCTCGTCCACGGCGGCGGACCACGAGGCGATCCCGCCGCCCTCGGCGTCGTACAGCATGACGGACGCCGACCAGTTCTGGCCCCCGTTGTCCCGGGCCGCCGTCACCTGAGCCAGCAAGCCGTCAGCCCCGGCAAGGACGCCGGACAGGTCGCTGTCCGTGTTCACCGTGAGGAGCTTCCCTACCTTGTCGCCCTTCCCCGATCCGACAAACAGCAGGTGGTTTTCCACCGCCGTGATCTCTCCCTGCGAAAGGTTGAGATTGTTGATCTGCACTTTGCCTATGCTCATAGAGTCCCCTTTGCTTGCAAACGCTTGAGTGATTCTTTCGCTACCTGTTCCAGCAGCTTTTCCGCTTCCTTATCCGTCACGCCGAGCGCGACGCGGGCGGGCGGCGAATCCCGCCAGCTTGCCGCCGGGGGCTTTTTCGCCAACAGAGCGATCAAGCTGCCAGCCGTCCCGAACGTCATGTTCTTTTCAATCCACGGCACGGAAACGATGCGCCACCCCGTTTTTTTGCTTCCGGCCCTGTAGCCGAGCCGGAGCAATTCCTGCGCTTGCCCCCGGCTTGCCGATTTTTGATAGTCAGGCGTCCCCCGGGCTTTTCGGATTTCCCCCGGCGTCCAGTCGCGCCCCACTCCGAACTGTTGCTGAAAGGCGAACTCCGCGGCCTTGCCCCGGAACGTCACCTTTGCTCCATCGTCCCGGCCATACACGACGCCACGGCTGTAAATCCATTCCAACAGCTTGCGCTTGTTCCGTTTATCCTTGCGCGGCGCAAAAGGGGTTCCGCCAAGATTCTTCTGCTTCCTGACCCGGCGCCGGGCCAGCGTGAGCGCTTTCCGGCCCATCCTACGGGCCAGCGCACGCCGATCCTTTGCATCCGGGGAAAGCGTTTCAAGCTGGCGGCACAGGGCTTCAACGCCCCGGATCTCAACGTCCAGCTTCACCGGATGCCCCCGCTCATGCCGTCAACGCGCTCGGCCACATCTACCGGGACAGGAGCCACACGCCAGCGCTTCCCGGCGAACGTGATCGGCCCGGCGTCATCCGGGACGATTTCGATCCGCTCCTGAAATTCCACCGCGATCTGGACGTCCGTTGTGGAAAGGTCATTGACCGCGGCGTTCACCTCCGGATCTTCGAGGCCGTCCCGGTCGGGGTCGTGGCTCTGGAGCCAGCCCGACACCAGCGCCAGCAATGCGATCCCGTCATAGTCCGAGCGCTCGATGTCGATCACGCCGTCATATTTGAGGACGCACACCTCAACGCCGTGCCCGAGGTTCCGCCCGGTGAGCACGACCGCGCCCTGATCGAGGAACGCGGCTACGTTCTCGCTGGAAATCCCGGTCTCCGTCAGGATATGCCGGACAAGGGCCTGCAGCTTCCTCATGTCCTCCCCTCCTCAGATCAGTGCTATGTCCACGCGGCCAGCGCCGAGCAGGTCGGCAAGCGCATCGTGGGCAAAGGCGAAAAAGACGTCCGCCGTCTCGCGGCCTTCCTTGGCGTCATTGTTGGCCGCCTCCCGGCGCTCGACCGTGCGGAACTGCGCCAGCAGCATTCCCTTGGCCTGGCAAAAAACGGCCCGCTGGTAGACGACGAGCGACGCCCCGGGAACGCCGTGCAGCGGCACGTCGCCAAGGGTTGAGCAGCCCTCCCCCTTCCGCTCCGCTTTCCACGCCTCAAGCTGGCGGTTTGCCCAGACCACGGCCAGCGAAAGGTGGTCGGCCACCAAATCCGCGGCGTATTCGCCGGGCAAACGGTAAAGCTCAAGGAACGTGCGCAAGGACAGTTCCGGGAAAAAGCCGTCATTGGCGATGACGCGATCCGGCTTTTCCTGTGTGGTCATGGCATTGAACGACATGGCGATCCTTATGGCCCCCGGCCTTTTCCCTGAGCGTGACGAGGCCACGGCCTGAAAGCCCGGGAAAGGTGGGGGCGGGGGGTGGTGGACTTACGCGCCGGACTTCTTTTTCAGCTTGTCCAGCGCGGTTTTGACTTTCGCGCCCCTGGCAAGGGCCTTTTCCAGTTCGGCCACGGCCCCGGGGACGTCCCCGGCCCGTTCGAGCATGAGCCCGCGCAACCGGAGGAATTGGGCGGCCACATCGTCGTGGACGTCCCACGCCACCGCCGGATCGGGATCGAACAGGCGGGCATAGACTTGCGAGAAGAACGGCTCGGGGCTCGCGCCCTCGTCGAACGCCTGCTGCGACCAGTCGAGGATCTGCCGGGCGACGAACGCGGGAAGCGATGCCTTGAAGCGTTCGGGAAGCCCCTGCCCGTGCTCGGCGCACCAGCCCGCAAGATCAAGGGCCCGCTCGATGAGCCCGCAGTCGAACAGCCAGACGAGGAAGTAGCCGACCAGCTCATGGGGCCGCCCCTCTTCCCGGAGCCGCGCCACATATCCGGCGTACTTCGGGATCAGGGTGTCCCGCTTGATGGCGATCTTCCGGTCGATGGACACGACGCCGTGCAGGGCTTCCAGATCCTCGGCAAGCCCGGAAGCGACC